CAGGCCAACGCATTGACTGCTAACCTCAATCGTTGGTACGGCCCTTATCGTATTATCGGACCTGGCGCTCGCTGCAGAGTTAGTAGGGTGGCCGTACCCTCCCCTCCATAAAGCGTCTTAGCGTGCGACCATGACCAAATCACTCGTTCAGCCCCGAATCCTTAGGTTCTTTCAAGCTCCGGCCTATTTGGGTATGTGCCGGGACGAGTTCAACAGAACGGTAAGGCCAAACGTGCGCGAATTCCCGATCGGCAAGCAGGGCGTCGGCTTTGATCGTGTGGAGCTCGACGCATGGGCCGATGCATACATTTCCGCCAACGCCATCGAAAAACATCCTGCGATCTCCACCGTAACGAAATTATCTGAGGCCGCTGCGCAGCCAATCTCGCGACGGCAGCCTGGAGTGTTCAATAGGAAAACGGCGCCAGATCACGCAACCAAGGAAGACTTTGACAGATTGATAGAGTCGATCTTGGGCAAACGAAAACGGAAGCTCTAATCAGGATCTAAGCGTACGTTGCTGGAGAAGTTGCCTATGGACGATGAGTGTGAGGTCGTATATGTAGCAGGCTTAGGAAAAATGCTCGGGCGAACTGAAGCCTCAGTAAGAGAAGGGATCCGCCGCGGCGTGGACTGGCTGCCGAAGGGATTCAAGATGGGCACCAGGCATTGCTGGCTCAAGGAGGGCGTGCGGGAGTTTCTGCGTGCCTGCCGTGACGGCGAGAACAAGGGGCAGAAGCCAGGCCGGAAGCGCCAGGCGCCGCCGACGCTCGTAACTCTTCGCTGAAGAGAGAGCAGCCCATGCCAACCAGAGCCGGAACAGACAGCATCGATCGCTTCATGCGCCTTGACGAGGTACTTCACGTTACCGGCCTCGGCCGCAACACGGTTTATCGCCGCATCAGGGAAGGCACCTTCCCAAAACAGCTTAGGATAGGGCCCAATTCGGTTGCGTGGCGTCAGTCGGAGATCGCTGGATGGATGGATTCGCTCACGCCAAATGAAGATCATGCCCGGTGATGACTGCAGCCTGCTAAGAGGAGCGCACTATCTTGACGCTGATATCAATCACGGAGGCCGCGGCTGTATTGGGCATCGGTCGCACCACTGCCTATCGTCTTGCCAAGGAAGGCCGCATCCCATGCGTGCGAAGCTTTGGGCCATTAAGGGTTCACGCGGAAAGACTACAAGCCTTGGTTGATGCGGAAGCTGACGCAAGCGTGACCTCCGCCCGACGCTCAAATTGCAACGCTGCCCCCAGCATTGCAAATCAAGCAGGAGCCAGGGGATCAAAGTCTCCATCCCAACTCACCCAAGAACTCGACGAGCTGCTCCAGGCCAGACCGAAGAATCCGAACCTTTGATCAACCTCAGACGAATCACGAGCCAGAGAGGAGAGTTAGGATTCCGAAGAGTTAAGCTGCAAAACTGCTAAGGATGGTATTAAAACCTCGCGCCCCAGGCGTCTTGCCGACCAATCGGCCCCGCCTCAGACTGCTACGCTGATTCCATTGCCAAAGGAATCGTCACGTGCCGAATTCAGACCTGCTTCCCTCCCTGCTGTACAAAATCAACGAAAACCAGCTGGCTCTCGAAGCGGCCATCATGGAACTGTCCAACTGGGTCGAAGCACGCGGCTCGGCCGACGTTGCCGACAACGTGCGCGGCGCTCTGGATACGATCGATAAAAACGAGGAGTTCATCAAGCTGACGCTCGCTGTGTTGATGGCTCCCGAGTGAAATAGCGCTGCTCGTCGCCTCCCCCTCGCCCAGATCGTCGCGCCTCGATTACTGTATATCCAAACAGCATCAAGCAAGGCATGGTCATGGACCCGTATGAAATCGAAGACACCAGCGACTGGCTGGGCACCCCCACCCCCCTGGAAATGTACAAGCACTCTTGCCTCATGCTAGAGAACGAGGTGCAGGAACTCACAACCCAGTTGCGCAAAGCTCGCCAGGACATTTTCGGCTTGATCGAAATGCACGCCGCTGAAGCCAAAGAATGCGCAAAACTTCGAGCTAAGCTGCGGTCGGTGGAGAAGACTCTGAGTGACCATTATCTGGAGCACACGACCTTAACGAACGCGGCGAGGTCGAAGATAGCAGGCCAGAGCGCCTTGATTGCCGAGCTATACAATCGACTGAAGGTATATGAGGGCGACAGCCTTCCTGATGTGATACTCGGGCAATGAGTGAATCGGATCACCTGAGGGGTTTATATGTGCGGACGACTCTCGCAATACACCGGCATTCACGACTTCGTGGCTGTACTGAGCCTCATGCCCGACGCGCTAGTCAGCACAATTGGTGATCAGCCCCTGGGCCGGTACAACGGCGCGCCGTCGCAACAGCTTGCCCTGCTCCATCAGGAAGACGAAACACTGCATGCTGACCTGGTGCGATGGGGCTGGCGACCGCACTGGGCCAAGGATCGCGCTGCACCTATCAACGCCCGGGTTGAGAAAGTCGCCCACGGCCCGTTCTACCGGCCGATCTGGCCGAACCGCGCCATCACGCCGATCAACAACTGGTTTGAATGGGTCGACGAGGGTGGTCCTAAGAAGCAGCCCTACCTGATTCGCCGGCGAGACCAGGCGCCTGTCCTTTGCGCGGCCATCGGCCAATTCCCCACCGGCGAGCGCGAGCCGGGAGAGCATGACGGGTTCGTCATCATCACCGCTGACAGCGCGGGCGGCATGGTCGACATCCACGACCGCCGCCCCGTGGTGCTGACGCCAGAGCTTGCCCGGGAATGGCTTGACCCGGCCACGCCGAAGGAACGCGCCGAGCAAATAGCTTTGCACCAGGGCGAACCGGCCGAGGCCTTCGAGTGGTTCAAGGTGGACCGCGCCATTGGCAATGTTCGCAACCAGGGCCCGGAGCTGATCAGGCCTATCGCCGACTCACTTCTTTAGCGTACGCCTGGCACGCCCGCAACGCGATCAACGCCCGGTCGCCGGCGTCGGTGATGGCGATAATTCGTTGAGCATGCGCTGGGTCAAGTTGGGCTCTTGCTCTTCCATGAACCACGCCGCCGGCGCCGGCGGTGGCAGGCACTGCGTTGCAACTGGCTGGATCCTCGGCAAGGAGGACTGACAGCCGGACATCAGCAGTGGCAAGACGATCGCGCAGGCGATCTTGATCACGCTGGGCATTGCTCAGCTCCTTATAGTGGGTTTGTTCGCTGGCAGACAACTGCTGCTCCAGAGCCAGGCGCTTGCTTTGCTCGACCTGGGCCTGGGCGGTGGCCGCGCTGCTGATCTTGTCCAGGTCGGACTGGTGCAGTCCCGCCTGCTCAGCCAGCCGACCGCCATACCGCCAATCCTGGATCTTCCACGTCGCGCTGATCGCCAGTATCAACGCAACGGCCACACCGGCGATCAGCAGCTTCAGACTGGCGGGATTCATGGCACGTCCTTGAAGAAGATGTGGTGCCCGAGGCGGAAAGTCTGAGTTGCGTCCTTGGCCCATGCCGGCGGCTTTGGCATCGTGGTCGCGTAGTAGTGAGTCGCACCGCGGGTGATGTCGGGCTCGGCACCGGAGATAACCAGATCGGCCGCCCGCTGCGCCTGGGCGAACTGCTTCGCCGGAATCTCCTTGGCGCCGCTCAGGTAGGGATAGTTCGGGTCGTTCTTGTTCCAGCAACTGAACTGGTACGGCTTCAGGCAGACACCGGCGTAGCCTTCGCCCCACCACGACCGATCCCTGCCATCGTTTACGCGGTTGCGGATCACGCAGGCCACGGCCACCTGGCCGGCGAAACCTTCACCTCTAGCCTCTCCGTACAGCGTGCGGGCCAGGATGTCCCGGTCTTTCTCGGTTGCGGTCATAACTTTTCTCCAGGCAAAAAAATACCCGCTCGATGGCGGGTTTTACAAATCGGGGAGCGCAGGCCAATCTGGATTGTCTGGCCATCCTTGAAGCTCAGGTGTCTTGCTTAGCGCGATCAGATAACGCTTCCACGCTTTCCAGCGTTCGAGATCCTCGTCGCTGATTTCGCCAATGTCGACGCCGGCCTGCAAAGGACTAATCTTCTCGTCGGCTATTGCTTGCAGTTGCGACGAGGTGGACTGTGCTGACCGTACAGCCTCATTCCTGGCAGCGGCCTCGAGCAACCAATCCGGCAGTTCTTCCACGTAGGACTCGCCCTCAGCCAGCTCGAGGTCCGGCGTCACCTGGCGCCAGGATGTAGCAGTGATTGCGTATCCCATTATCTGTCCATCCCGTAGCCTGCGACGTCGAAAGTTGCTGACCCGCCAGCGGCGTTGTTTTGAAAGGAAAATTCCTGAGAGGAATTCGTGATCATCCTTAGTTGGGTATTTGCACTCAAGCCAACCCGAGCAAAAACAGAGGCTGTATCCTCAGGGAGCGCCAAGAATATAGTTACCGACCCACTTCCGTTAACCGCAAGCATCTCTACCGTTTGCGTAGTTGGAGGAACCATGGCTGCGAGTGATACGGTGGTCGGCGTGGTTTGACTTGCCGCTGATACCACCCGAAACGGCGGGGAAGAAAGCAGCGCCCGATATCGAATAATTCTGTAAGTGTCGACCTGAAAGCTGTGCAATCCAACACCAGAATTAGAACGCAATGCACAGAGGAATCGCCGCGTCATGTCACCAGACTTACCACGCGCCGTACCACTATAGGGCGCAGTCGGAGCTGTTGTTACCAGTTCGATCGCAGCCGTTCCGGCGTTGTCGTAGAGATAAAGGTAATACCAAGTATTGGATGTCAGAGAAAATCCGCTCAGTGTCAAGGCAGCCGGCACCGCTAGGTTCTTCCCTGTCGATGGTATATAGGCTGAACCAGGTGACACTGTGATAGACGTGGTGGTATTCCAGGTGGGTATCAGGCCATCAATGTAGCCATACGACACGCCTCCCTGCGCAGGAGTCACTGGCTTGGTGAGCGCGTTCAACTCCGTAATGTCGGAGTTTGCCCCGCTACCAGCTTTTCCAGCCTGCAATGAGTCGACATTGACCTTAAGCTTGCTGAACGCAGCGACGACACTATCAGTCGCAACCACGTAGCCACTTGCGCCAGGATCAAGCCCGGTAAGAACAGACCCGATAACACCTGAGTTAGTCAGATACTTATTCGTTTCTCCCTGGGGCATGCCATCCGCGTTAGTCAAATTTAATGCTGTGCGCACGCCGGCCAGGGTTGGGTCCTCGCCCAGTACCGCCAAAACACCACCGAATTGGTTGACCAAGGCCCGCAACGCATCAGCGGAATCCTTCACGTAGCCTTGCATAGGGGCCAAAGCATATACGCCTGAAGCATTGGTAGCGCCTTGATACG